ATGCCAGCAACACCGCCTTGTGCGTGAGAAGCCCCCCGTACTAAACCGTAACTGGGGAACCTGCTTTTTCTTTTAGCCATATGGTATGTGGATTAATAGCTTTTTTAAGTATGTTTATAAACAGTTTGGTTAAGTTGCACTTAACACCTTCGGAATATACGAACAGAATGACAAATAACACAACAATTAAATAATTAATTTCTGGCACCAGTCATCCAGTTATACTTTCTAAGTCTGGGCAGTAGCCTCTCCTTGCGTTTACTGTTTGCAAAACCCTCTTTGCTTGTGGCTTGTGACTTGGGTGCCCTTGCAAAGTAGTCCGCATAGTATAAAGCATCCATAATATCATCATTCCGAGGTTTCGGGTGTTCAAAGAACTCATCGACTATCTCAGTCATGTTTCTTTGTATGAAAAGCTTTTTAGAATTAACGATAGGGCCAAGTGTTGTTTCCAGCCTATCTTCCTTTTTTATCCTACCCGGTGGCTTGACACCCTTAAATATACCCGGCATTAGTCTTTTCTCGTTGGCACTCATACGAGTAACCATATCCCTAACCATCTCCTGTGCTGCCACGGTCTCAATGGTAACCCGCTTTACGGGGCTATATTTCTTAGCCAGCTCTATAATCTTAGCTGGCACGTCAAATGTGGGTATTCTTTCCCTAAAGTATTCTAATACATAACGATTGTTCCTTGAATCAATCCCCATAACCAGTATCACCTGAAAGTCTGAAGTAGCGGTAGCTGTGGCTGCAAGGTCAACACCGAGGTAAATATTGATAGGAATGACCTCATCCTCCTCCATAAGGTAATTAAAACCATTCATAAGCTTCCGCTCGCCGCTATAGTGCTGTATTCTATCTATCTTAAAGGCTGCGTTGGAAATATCCCGAGCATCGTTCATATACTCCTGAGCAAACTTATTGACCAGCCCAGCTTCAATAAACTCCTGTTTCTTATGTTTTAGCTTGGTAAGCGGGAATTGTTCGGGCCACAGGGCCTCTCCATCCTCTACCGCACGGTGAAAGAAGACATCCCACGGATATGGGCGGCTATCCTTCTTGGCTTTCTTATATCCATCATATGTCATCTGCAAGAAACTATCATAATGAACAATAGTACCCGCCAGCCATATCCAGCCCTCATTACCGGGCGACTCCTCTAAAGCAGGATAGATTGTAGATACAACCCACTTTTTAATCTCAGACCTTCTTTCGGGTGTCTTTGTATTTAATTCAGATTCAAAGTCATCCAAGATGATACCCGTATACCTCACATCCACCTCAGCACGCCCCCTTAGACGCTGGCTTGTACCTTTGGCTATGATTCTATCGCCCTTGGGGGTCACTAAATCTTTCTCCGTCCACCTTTTGCCCATAGTACCGCCATCCATGTTGCCAAAGTAGTATTTAATGGTCTTATTGGTTTCTAAGTGGTATCTCAGGTATTTTAAGTGGTCAATGGCCTGACCCTGCTCTTCCGACACCCAAGCAATAAAGTTCTGGTCGTCCTCACCAGCAAAGCAAAGTTTATGTAAGATAGCTGATTTGGATAGAATAGACTTGCCGAAACCCCTAGGAAGTATAATACAGATACGCTCACCGGGTTTGGTTGAGATAAGTCTTTTAGATACGGTATAATGACAAGAGGGCGAAGCACTCTTATACATGAAGTCTTTGGGTAGAAAGGCCCTTCCGAAGAATAACAGGTCTTGATATGACTTAGCAAGTATCTCATCCCGTCGAGCCATCTCTTCCGGGGGTGGGATAACGCTAAACGTCTCTATCTTCTGATTCTTCCCTTTCTTTCCGGGCAATCTTTCTCGCCTTGATAATTCCTCTTTTACGTCTTTTGTTTTCAATTGTTAATGTTTTCCTTAAACGCTTTCTTGCCTTGGCTGCTTTATTGGGCATTAATTATTAATATTGCATCCACTCTCTAAGTGCTTTTAGAGTTGGATTCTTAAATGTCTTTTGTTCAATACCTATTTTATTGCCACTAAATGGTGTATAAGCCCTTACCCCACCCTCGATATATTCCCACGTATTAGCCTTTGGGCCAAACCCCTCATAAAAAGAATACCCATGGTCTTCTAAAAACCGCGTAGCTAATCTGTCATCTCCAGTGTTATACGACAAAGGAACATCGGGCCAGTCCCTGCTTTGCCTATCGGCAGCCGACTCATAAAATTCATCGGCAACCTTTTTTGACTTTTTCCGTGCCTTAGATAGTCGCTTCACTCCCTTAATTGCTTTGCCAGCTTTACTAACGATGGGCCCAGCTGCTAACGTAAGCCCAGCCTCAGTTACGCTTTGCGGCATAACAAAGTCAATTAGACTGGCAAGTGCTCTTTCTTGCTCAGATGCCCGCTCTTCATGCTGAGACGGAAATCTCTGTACAAATCTTTGTCCCATTGTTGGTGGTGCTACCTCTCCACCCTCTTGGTATTTCTTTAAAGCGGTTAAAGCTATTAAATTATCTATTGCTGAGTGGCCGTGCGGCATTATTTCTTTCTTCCCTCTTTAGCTTTATCTTATAAATCACACTACCCCAGCGTATTTGCTTAGGATACTGCCATATCTTCCTATTGAGACGCATTCTCTTCAATTAGACCCGACTCAAAGGCTTTAAGTTTATCTTTTGTAAAACCAGTGAACTCCTGTATGAGTGCAATGGACTCTGATTTCTTATCAGTAGACAATAATCCCGATATCTTCATCAATGTCTCCAGTGCCCGAAGCTTATCTCCATCGCGCACACCTGCCTTATCCACCACTGATTTGGCGTTTTCGAGTAAATAGGTCTTGGTAATACCTAAATCACTCATCAACTCTTCCACTTCTTTGTTAATCAATGTTCTTATCCTCTTTTGTCTTAATAAAATCTTAGAACGGTTTATCGCATAACGCCGGTTCTTCGTCTTATATACCGTCAAATAGGCGTCAGTAGCGTCCCGGCCCATGGCAACCATCTTGGCAAAGAGCTTCTCGCGGGCAGAAATGTACTTACTCGTCTTGTATTTGGTAAACGTATAGATGTCTGCCGCCGGCTCACCAGAAAGCTTTGCCCCATCTACTACAAACACCGTGCCAAGTAATGTACGAATGTAATCCGTATCCTGATGATATTGATTACTATACATGACAGCACGCCTCAATACGCTAAATACCTGCCCATCATCGCTTAAAGCCCACTCACCCTCCTGTGCCTCGCGCCAATCATCCTTTAATTCTTCTTTTTTGTGGTGTTTGCGGAACTCTGACTCGTCCTCGTATAAATGATAGTCAACACCACTAATGGTCTTTACGTGCAAATTAAGCCTCCGCTTGGAGATTGCACGGCTCAATCAACTCTATCAACACCGGGGACTCTATCTCATCAATTAACAACAGTATCTCCATCATGTACATATAATCCCCAGACTCCCGAAACTTGCAGGCCAATGACTTTAACGTGTCTATGGCAGGGCCCAAATCTAAAACTTCAATGCTGGGGTTGGTTTCCATGGGTAGAATATACTATTATTTTATATTTTGAAACAAGATGAAAATAAGTGTTGACTTATATAGGTCAAATCGAATAAATTCAAATGTCGGTTGAGACAGTAATAATATTATTAGTATATTAATATATTAAGTACTTACTATATACTATATACTATATACTATATACTACTATAGTATAATATTATAATATTAATAATATTAAAAAAAAAGAAGAGATAGTATATATTAAGTATAGTAAGTATTAACTATAGTAAGTATAGTACCGCGAAATAGTAGAATAGTACCCGCGAACCAATCCCACCTCAAACTTTCCAAAAAATTCTAAAAAATAATATATATATGGGTGCGCCTCTTTTATTTATGCGGTACACCCCCCCAAAGCCTTTTAGGTTGAAATAATCGGGGTTGAAAAAGTCAATGTCGGCCGGCTCAGGTTGAAACTGCCGGGAACTTTCTCGAACTAATTGCGTAGCAAATAGCATAGGCTATTTGACAATGAGACAATCACACACTCCCCAAGGTGGGCGTGGGTTACCCTGTGAATAGTACAGGGGTGATTGGTGAGGGCGTCCCAAGGGACAGCGCCCAATAAATTATTATGAATCTTAAAAGAAAGGTGATGATAATGTACTATTGGAAAATAACACGAGATAGAATCCATGATGAAACCATCGGAGAGCCTACCGATAAGGGCATCGATGGGCCTTCTGGATGCGATGACTCCTTGAGAAGTAACCCTGCTAAGTTCAGTCTATACGATGATGATGATAACTGTTATTATGAGGGCGTTCTTTATGGAGATTACGAAGGCTTTGAGCCCCTTGATGATTTCGGCATGGGCTGGGCTGGATGCACCTATATTAAAATCAATGGTGAAATACTCTAACTAATCAATAATCGGGGGGTGGGTAAAACTGCCCCCCACAATTAAGAAAGATAATAACAATGATGATATTAAACTACAAATCCAAAAAAGAGATGAAAGAAAACATAGGCCAACCTTTGGACTATACGGAAACTTCTTTCTTTGGTCTCGAGTATGAGGCAACCGGTTCCTTTGTAGGATGCAACCGGCCTTACTCTCCCGAATATCCTAAGTTCGAGCAACGTAAGGGTCGGGAGTTCTTTGCAGAAGTAACAATGGCTAATGATGTCATAAAGGATGTAAAATGAATATATCCAATAAAGACTGTGCCCCATACGTTACAGACCGGAGAGAGTTCAAAGGCTCTCATCTATTCGGTGAATGGGATAGTGTGGCGGAATGGATAAGCAATGAGAATATGTACGCCGTCTATAGTTACGGCTACCATTTTCCCATTTATATCTGGGTTGGTGGTGTATGGTATGAAAACACAGACAAATACTCTATGTCAACATCCAAACA